CCCATCGCGATATTGCCGGACATGGTGCATCCGGTAAGCACGCAGTCCAAAGAGGCGTGGCCAGTAAGCGCACCAGTGAAAGTAGTGGCTGCGACTTGGTTCGAGCTGTCGCGCGCCATGATTGTGCTGGCGGTATTAGCGGCGGTCGCGTCACTGGTGATCGTAACCGCAGCGGAGCCATTGAAAGACGATCCACCAGCGGCCAGATGCGTGCCGAAGGTCAGCGCGAAAAGATTGTTTCCGAGCGCCACACCAGAAATTGTCGAGCTGGCCAAATCAGCGTTCGTCACCAGCCCGGTTGCCGTGAATGCAGACGTGACGGTAAAGTTTGATGCCGACAATCCAGTTGGCAACGTCGTGCTGATAGAGGGGACGCATAGGTGACGACGTTGGACGGGAACGTGACGGCCATCGGCAGCGTGGCCGCAAAAGTTGCTGAGTTGGCAGCAGGCAAATGGGCCAACCGTGGTGCCAGAAGCTTGTCCGTAGAACCCGGCGGACGTTGACCAAAAGTCGCCGTTGACCGGGGAAGCCGGAGCTGTACTTGGCGGCAGATTGAACCCGGCGCGACCCAATGTTGGTGGTGACGTGACCAGAATACCGAGCATCGTATCGCCGGCTTTGTTAAGCGGCGTGAAGCCGAGGGTGTTCTGCTTGGAGCTGAACGCAAAATTCCACTGACCAGCCGTAGGAATTTGTCCATAAACCAAACCCCGGCGAAGACTTGCGCCGATGCCACGCGCGGGACCGCAAGTGCGAGCAACGCAACCGCAAGGATGATCTTCTTCATCATGCTGATGTCCTAGACTGTCACGACGATGTTGGCGGCCGACGTGACCGGCTCCTGATTCGCTAACAGCGTAACCGAAGATGCGTTTGACTGCATAAGCGTCGATAGTCGTCGAGGCTACGGTCTGACCTATATTGACGCTCCAAGACGAGCCACTCCCGCTCACAATCACAGTGCCTGGAATGACGCCGGTGCCGACAAGTTGCTGGCCGATCGCAATCGTCCCTGACGTCAACGACCCAACCGTGAGCGTCAAGCCTGAGATTGACGACGTCGCCATCACGGCAGCAGTTGTGACCGTCGAACCCATCGTCAGCGCGGTGATCTGTGCCCATGATCCAAGCGCGGCAATTCCACAATAGTAGCGCGAGGCAAGAATCGTAGAACTCATCTGCGCGCGGCTGCCGCCGTCCTCGCCAGAGAACGCGGCGATGATGGCATTCTGGATGAGCGTGGCCGCGTTTGCGGGAACAAACTGAGAGTCCAAGATTGTCACCGAGAAAAACACGGTCTCGTCAGTCGGCGTCTCGTAGGTGACCGTGTAGGGTATCCCAGGCGGCGGGTACGGCGGGCTGGTGTCGTAGACGACAACCGACGTGTTGCCGTTGTAGTTGCAACCGGGAGCCTTCTTGCTCCAGATTGCTTGTGCTATCGCTGCCTCGGCACCGCCGGCAACCGCAACATAGATCGAGTTCGGTAGTAGTTGAACCGCACCGAGCGTCATCTCGATCGGCTCACTGATGGTCCCGATTGTCTGCGAAGCCGACACTGCCCACAACAAGCCGGAGCCGCTTATGACCGTCGTACCGTAGGCGATGCCGGGGCAGGAGATGTACTGGCCCGGCGCGATGATCCCGGATGTGACCCCTGCCACGTTCAGACCAGCATACCCGCCGGTCATTGACTCGCTCGCAATAAACTGAGTCGTACAACTCAATTGGTAGGTGCCGACCCCTCCAAGAGTTCCGGTGAGCTGCGAGACGACCGTCGTGCTGGTGGGGACGCTGGTGCCAATGATGGTGGCACCAATCTGGATGACACCTGTAACCACCGTTGCGTCGAGGACGATTGATATGGCAGTGACCGTGAAGCTTCCTAAATTTCCTCCAGTGCCAGGGGCATTAAGCAGAAAAGTGGCACCGGCCGAGCCACCAGGCGTTCCTGTCAACTGTGCGATGATGTGGCAGCCTGCTGGCAGAGTGTAGCCGGTGGCGCCGTCAGTGCCAGAAACCAAATCCCCGGCCGACAGATAGCCGTTGGTCACCGACCCAAGCGTGAGCGTAGTCCCAGTCGTAATACAGGTGGCGAAGTGGCCACCCATCGACGCGGTCATGGTGGTGCTTGCCGCCGCAATGTAGCCAGTGATCACGGCCTGAACATTGGCAATGCCCTGGTAGGCCGTTTCGTTCTCGGTGGTGAAACAGTCAACAACGTCTGGAACATTGAGGACGGCACCACGAACCGAGGCCAGCATTCCTACCGAGTTGCCGGCGACGGTGGCCTGGCGTCTAGCCTCGAAGGCCGCGCGGCTCTCGACCACATTCCCGAGCACGCCATCGGACGGGTTGTTGATCGTGTCCCAGCCAGTGACGGACTGGTATATCGTCGTGAGCGTATTCGCCGGGCATGGGATCGGTCCCGTGATGTTGTTGGCGAAGTTGAGCGTGATTGAGCCGCCCGAAGGAATGGTCCCGCCGTCGACCGCGTAGTAGGTGTTCCCCGCGCTGTCCTGCGCCAGTGCGAACTGCGGAATGACGACGCCAGCCAGTCCAACGCACAAGCAGGCCGCGACGGTCGGCTGTGGTGGATTCCTCTCGATGAAGTAGATGCGGGCAATGGCGTCCTGCATCCGGCCCGAGGCATAAGCCGGGTCGACGCCGTTGGCGAGCGCGCAAAACAGAGCGTTGGTGAAGGCGATGATCGCCGTCTCGCTCGACGCGAGCTGCCCCTGCGGCGTGCTCAACGATGACGTGTTGGCGAGGCTTAGGTTGAGCGCGTTATTGAATGCGGCTTGAAAGTCCGCAATGACACCGGCGAGGACCTGGGCCTGCGTCGGAGGGACGAATCCCAACGAAGTGAAAGACGGGGTTGGCACTGAGGTCGTGATCGTCATGTAAGAATCACAGCCCCCCTGGGAGATATTGCGAATTGCTTGGGTTCGAGAAATCAAGCGACGGATTGGCTGACGGCGGAACGACCGTGCTGGCGGGAGAGAACGATGCCGCCGATGTCTGACCAGTCGCGCTTGTCACCTGCACCTGCCCTCCGACGACTCGATCAACTATCGACGATAGATAACACACGGCAGAGGCTACCCCAGGCACCGTTAGTGCCGCGGCCTTGAACTTACTCTTCATCAAGGCGACAGGGGGCGACAGGCCGAGAATCAAACTCCAATATGGAACGCCAATCGAAACATCAAACCACAACTCGCCTTGGAATAACTTGATCGCGCTGGCCGCGTCTTGCGCCAGCGCATAGGGCTCGGCGGCAACGGCTATATTGCCACTTATGTCCGTAACGAGATCCCAGTTTTGTGTGTCAAGAAGCAGGGTGCTTGGCATTATTATGTCCCCGCCGTCGGTGACGATGGCGGCCCATCTGGCGCCGTCGGATGCGTGTGCTTCTGCAGTCCGACCGAATCCCCAGTGCCTGACCCGGCAGTTATGTTGCCAGTCGCTGTGATCAAACCGTCGACCTTGACGTTCCCAGTGAACTCGGCGTTCGGGGCCTGAATCTTGACGAGGCCGGGGGACACCAAAGTGATCCCTGTGGTGCCATCTGCCGAGAAAATAACATACTGCGTCGGCGCTCCGTTGAGCAAACCACCGACGTACATTCCATCGGAATAACTGAACCGCCTCTTGGACCCAGGATTAGCCTGCGCCTTGCTGGCCTTGACAGAAGAAATATCGCGGTTGGCGAAGACGGCAATCCCTAAGTCTCCAACCACCGGGTCCATGATGACCGCATTGGCGCCACCTTGTATCCGAGAATATGAAAGACCGAAGACCGTCTTGTGCTTGGTCACATTGCCGGCGCCGTCGATCTGATTGACGAGCGGCAGCACGTCCACAGTTCCAACCATGTTTGTCAGAGCGTTAGTCGCGCCCGGCTTAACCGCCACGACCTTAACGACGGTCGCCGTTGCGACGCGGCCGAGCATCTGCCCGACCATGAACTCTATGCCGTTGAACTCGGACGTCGCCGAGGTAGTACCCATCTGGCCTACGGCTTGGGAGGTGTCACTCATGGGCTTGGCCCGACGCCAGCTGGCGGAGCACCCAAGGTGGCAATAAAGCCTTTGACCGATGCGAACAACGTAGAAAACCACTGGCCACCGAAGACCATGGAATCGAGATCGTAGTCCATGCTTTGCACCACCCACGTCCCGTTAGCACCCGAAGTCCCGCCACCAATCGAGACATTGCCACTTTGGGTTCCGGTTAGGTCACTCGTAATAACAATCTCCGTTCCGTATTTTATTGATGGCGTATAAAGTGTCTTAACTACAACACCGTTTGCGTTGAACATAGGGTAGCCGACCATGCAAGTGTCTTTATTGACCGGAGTTGATATGCCACCAGCACGCGAACTCCCAGTTGGCCAGACCGAACATGTCCCATTCTCCAAAGCGTTCCATTCGCAACCGACATCCTTGACCATCGCCAATAGCTGCTCGCGCGCGGTGCCTGGATAGTACGGATTAGACAGCATAGCGGTGACGCCGTTGTTCTCGAACTGCATGCCGGCAGCCACTGCCACTTGCTGCATCAAAGTTGGGATACTAACCGCCCCCGCCGATGATGTTGGTGGCACCGATGCCACCGCCGCGTTAGCGGCACCGCTGCCCTGGACGTGCAGCACCACCTCAGGCGCCGATTGAAAGTCACCCCACGCATTTATGAGTGTGCCGCTGAATACCTGCGACATGCCGTTGACCGCGTCGCCAGCCATCAACGTAACGGTGTTTTTTCCAAAGTTATTTGGGATCGCACCGTAGGTCATGAGGTCGTTCATTTGGCTCAACGTCATGCCGTATATTTCAGCATTCAGCGTGCCCATAGCACTGCCGCCGGGTAGATGTACGTCAGCATGAATGCGAAGCCCAGTCAGCGTTAGCGTATTGCTGTTAGTATCGGTGAACGTGCCGGCGGCGAGCCCGAACGTGACGTTGAGAAGCCGTTGGAGCAAGGCCATGTCAGCCCACTCCTGCCGGCAGGTTCTGAAGATCGGCCGGAAACAAGTAGATGAGGCTGAACGCTGAACCGAGCCCAGCAAACACGGGGTCCGCGCCGTTGCCGCTGTTGTCGAGAAATACGAAATCTCCGATGAAGCCGAGGTAGAGCGAGCGCACGATCAAGTTAAGGTTCTCGCAGATCACGCCGCCGATGATCAGCGCGTTGGCCACGGAGACGTTCATATAGAGTTGACCGTTCTCGGTGTAGACACTGAGTTGGCATTCCTGATTGTTGAGCGTCACCGAGACGTTCTGAGACGGCACAGGTTGGAGAGGAACAACGAGAGGCATGTTACCAACTCCCCGTCGCGCCACCCAAGGTCGTCTGCTGCGACGTAACGTCGGTTGGCTGCACCTGTCCCCCGCTAACAGGCGACGTGGCACTAGGGTCTTGCGGGTTCGTAACTTGCGGCGTGCTCCCCGTAGCACCCGCCGTGGCACTGCCGGTCTGCCTTACCTCAACCAGCCAGACGTCGATGATGATGAGGCCAACGCCGTTGGTGTTGGTCCGTGAGTAATCGTAATGCGTAACATTGGCGCTGCTGTACGTCGTCTCTGGCGTCTGCACGTCGTAAAAATTCAGGTCGCCAGCGATGGCCGCGACCGAGGCAAGAAGCGCCTCCCTGTTGGCCGTATCGCCGCCGGCCGAGTAGCGAACACGGACGTCGAACGGCCGCTGAACCTTATCGTAGGACTCAAAGCCACCTTGTTCGACCGGATAGTCAGCGATCACCCATTCTTGCTTGTAAGTGAAACTGACCACGTTGTCGGCCTGAATGACCGGAGCACCATTCAAGAATATCCCCCACTGCGGAGCGGAAGACGATCCAAATGACACCGTGTCGCTCGTGAGCAGATCGATCACGGACGGCGCGGCGTTCGGATCCCGAAAGAGGGTCGGAACTCCTAGCGCAAGTGGAACGTCTGGATAGGCAACCATAACTCAGTTGCCCCCAAAATTGGCCGCCGCAAACTTCTGCGAGTTTCGCGTCCAATCACCGAACCGCTGAGCGAAATCGGCACCGTCCGTGGCTGGTGTATGAACGTGCATCTCGCCGACGTGCGTCTCGTTGCTGGTGGTGTTGGTTGAGGCGTGGCTGTCGTTCCAGACGCTGCTCGACGCGGCGGCGGCCTGTGCGCTAGCGGCCAGAGACGGCAGCGCGCTAAGAGCCGTCATCGAGTTTTTAAGTCGAGTGCCCCAATTTTCAACTGCCGGTGATTCAAAATTATGGGTCAGCGCCCTTGTTCCGGCCTCAAGATTCTGCGGAGACGCCTGCATCAATGCTTGACGCGACGCTCTATAATTAGGTCCGGTCATGGCCTCATGGGCCATATATTTCATCTGCCCTTCTAAACTATTTTGGGCAAATTTATTGTCTTTCAACCATTGCAACATCTTTGTACGACGAATGCCGCCCGCGCCGTACACGCCATAACCGCGACCGCCGTCATGGATGGTGTTAGGATTAAGACCGCTCTCCGCAATTGCCTGTCCAGTGAGCAGAGAGGCGGCTGATTCCAAGTTCTTTTCTGGAACGCCCTCTTGCCTGAGTTGCTCCATTGCAGCCTGCTTTGCAGCAGCAGTCTTGTTACTTTGAAACGCACCACTGTGAGGCGCGGCACCTCCGCTTGTGGCAGCACTACCAGACGTAGTCGAAGGCTGCGTACTGTCTGTCCATGAACCAGAAGCCCCAGAAGATGATGTCCCGCCGCCAATGTCCTGATTCAGAAATTTACCAACAGCTCGTGCCCCCTCTATGATGGGTTTTACCCAAGGATGGCGGGCCTCAAAATCATCAATATCATCTCCCATCTCTTTCCAGAGTGCCTTCCACCATGTCTTAATAGGTTCCCAATTTTCATAGATTACTAAAGCAAGTCCAGCAATCAAAGCACCTGCTACCAGCCACGGTGCTGCGGCCAGGGACAGGCCCAGCATTGCGAGAGATAGCGCGGTAACGGAGGCCGTGATCATCTCAAAGCCAATCTTCACCTCGGCCGGATGCGTCTTCGCCCAGTCAGCAAACTGCTTAAGCACGCCCATGATGCTCATTAGTGCTGGCTTCAACTCCAGAAGAAGCTCCCGTCCAACGCTTTCCCATTCCGCTAACAGTAGAACCCAAGCAGTGCGAAGATCGGTCGCCGCTTGCGCCTGTTCTGGCGTCTCGGCAAAGGCTTTCATCTTTTTCTGTAGTTCGTCGAACTTCTCGATCCCACCTGTCAATAACGGGACCAACTCTGCCACACCGAACTGTTTTGCGAAGTATGTGGCACGCTGCGGATTGATTTGAGCTATCTTGGCAATATCTTCGATAATATCGTGCATTAACTCTGGGAGCGGCTTGTTAACATCGATGGCCTTGCCGCCCTCACGAGCAAGCGCCGTGAAATATGCCGGGAGAGCTGAGCTGCCGGTGTTGAGGAATGACTGCAAGTTATCAGCAAGGGATGAGAAGGCGTTTGCCATGCCCTGCGTTGTACCGCCGGCTGCCTCGGCAGCACCCTCGTAGGCGCTCAGGGTCTTGACTGAAATACCGAGTCCGGCCGCGACCCGCCCAGTGGCGGCAGTGGCCGTCGTCATCGTCTGAACAAACTCTTTTAACCCCACGCCGCCAGTAAACACTGCGAACAACGCAATGGCCGTGTTGCGTAGTTTTTCAAATGCCTCGGTACTGGTCTTGGCGTGCGCCTCAATTTCCTTGCCACTCTTGACTGCGGCGTCGCGCGTTTTTAGAAATGCGCCGGAAGCCTCGCGCTGGCCCTTATCGAACTGCGAGGCATCCAAACCGATGCGTACGATAAGTTCGTCTATGACGGTGGCCACTTACTTCTTCCCCGATCGCTTGCTCAGGATCTTGTGATTGTGCGCGTCCACGATGATGATCTCCAACATATCATAGAGGTCTTCGAGACCGTAGACCGTGCCTAACTCTTGCAGCGTCGCCTTCTCGCCGCTGATTACCGCGTGGATTGTGCGTGGGACGTTCGGGCATGTTGCGAGTGTGGCGCCGTCGTCCCAGACGTCTCTGTCAATTTCGACTTGACGACGGCCTGCAAAAAACCCGTATGCAATGTGAACACCTCGCGTCGCAGTTCCAGAATCGTCTGGACCTCCTCGATGTCGTCTGGAAGTAATGGGAACGCCGTCTCTGGGTGTGCGTGGTCGCGAACGATCCTGACGCACTCGAACATCTCGTTGAGCAGCGGCTCGGCGTCCTCGTAGTGCATCCCGGCCAGCGCGTTGAAGCCGGCCACCGCCATCGCCTCCATGCCGCGCGAGGCTACATCATCGGGAATGACAAGGCCGGCCTTCGCCAGAGCAAGGAACGCGCGGATCGCCCACTTCTCGGCCTGAAGGGCAGGCATCTCCGTGAGCAAGAACATTTTGCCCTTGTCGCGATTTTCGTCAGCGATGACGTATGTCTTGGTTCTCCTCGGCAATGTGATCTCCCGTTCTCATGTTGCTAATTGCTTGGTGACGGGCTGACACTTTGCCAGGTGATACCGAACCGCTGCGGCTGTAGCAGCTTCTTGGCCTGCGGGATCGGCTTGTAGCCGGTCAGGAAGCCCTTGGTCAGCGTCCACTTCGTGCCGACGTCGAACTGAAGCGTCGCGTTGGAGTTGTAGGTCGTCAGATTGGCCAACTGGCCCAAGTACCATTGATCGAACAGGTCGATGCTCGGTGAATCGGCCATCAACATGATGCTCTGCTTGACCCCGACAAAAACAAACCCGCCGGAGAGATTGCCGTCAACACCCATGAGCACCTGCGAGATTTCCATCTCGTCGGTATCGGTGACATCGTCGGACCCGAAATTCTGAATCTGCTGCGGCGTTGGAAAGATCGTGCCAACGGTCATCATGAACGTGGCGTTGGCGGAAGTGATTGATGGCATGGCGCGGATGCTCCTTTATGCCGCTTGTCTACTGAACATCAACGGATGTGAGCGCAATTTTTTGGACACTTTGACCGTCACAATACCAAAATGTAGAACCGGGGCTCCCGCGAGCCGCTCGAACTGACGGCGATGCCGGGCTGACTTGTAAATACCATCCACGCTGACTCAGCGTCGGCGCGATATTAGCTCCCGCCGCAGCGTTGACCTCCGCGATCTGCGCCGCCGAGAGTGTTACCCCTGGGACGAAGGCACCGAAATTGAGCCCGGCGTTGATGACGTCCTGGCACGCCGCTTCGATCGTCAGGTAGCCGACCGTATTGTATGGAATCGACTTGACGGTGTTGAGCAGATTAGCGAGCACGATCTGGAAGTAGCTGTTGAGCCAGATCTGATTGATGTAGCTGTCGAACCATAGGAACGGCCCGCTCACCGAACCAGGGTTGAACCACATGAAGGGCTGCGTCGCGGCAGCGTAGGCGCCGTAGAAATTGTAGCCGTTGGCGATTAGGTTGGCGGCGACGGTCGCGTTGGTGACGGTCGGGGTAAGACCGGCCTGATGTTTGAACGCGAAGGTAATGCGGCCGTTCGTTTCGGTAAAGTCGATAGATGCCGCCATGCCGCACACAAACGGTGCGAGCAGCAAGTCCGAAGGCTCCCATACCAGACACGTTCCACTGTAGTCGTTCTGCTGGATGAGATAGCCGAGGCTCGACGTTGCCGGCACCTGCGTGGTCGGGGTGACGTCGGTGTCCCAGCAGACAAACCCGAACTGGTCGTTCTGCAGCGATGTCCACTCTATGAACAACAGCTTCTGCGCGTTGCCGCTGCCGTTGTCCGGATCGAAGGCGAGCATAAAGGTCGCCCAGTCCGTGTTGATTTGCGTGATGCCGGTCATGAAGGCCGACGGCGTCGTTGCCGCCGCACCTTGGCTGAGAACAGCGCCGGTGGCCGAGGTCAGGAGAAGGGATGCGTTGAGCGAGCCGGTGGCAAAGGCTGCCGTTGACGGTGTGCCGGTGATGCCGGAGGTGACGACAAATGCGCCGCTGGTGGAATCGAACGTGACGGTCGGTGCCGTGGCCACGGTGGTCATGCTCTCGCTGACAACATGCTGCTGTGAGCCATTAATACGATAGAAACCGACGCCTCCGGCCGTGCCGCTGATTTGGGCCGTGATAACTGGAGTACCAGTGACACTGGAGCCGACAAGCGTCTGGCCGACAGCAATGTTCGGCGTCGCACAGACCGTGACATCCAACACGGTGGACAATGCCAACATCGATTCGCTGGCAATGCCCTGTGCGGTGCAGGAAAGTTGGTAGGTTCCGACCCCGCCGGTGGTCCCGGTCAACTGTGAGAGAACCGTAGTGTTAGTGGGGACTGTCGTGCCCGTGATGGTGTCGCCGATCGAGATATACCCGGTATCAACCGTAGCATCCATGATCGTCGACGTGCCGGTGACCGTGGCGCTCGTCATGTTGCCGGGGGTCGCAGCGGCGCTGATTGTGAACGTCGCGCCGGCCGAACCTCCCGGCGTGCCGGTAAGTTGAGCTAGAATGTGGCAGCCTGCGGGCAGTGAGTTGGTGCTGTCGGTGCCGGAAACCAAGTCGCCGACCGACAGATAGCCGGACGCCAAGGCACCCAGCGTGAGTGTGGTGCCGGTCGTGGTGCTGGTGGTGCAGCTACTGCCCATAGACGCGGTGATGGCCGCGCCTAGAGCACTCGTGAAACTGGCCTCGGTCGGCTCGCTGGGATCGAGCGCGGTCTGTATCAGGCCAGCCGCGTTGGAGAAGCTGGTGGCGCCGGTGAGATTGATGGATGCCGCCGTATGCGTGTAGCCGTCCATGACGACGGTGAGCGTGCCGCTGGCAATCTGTTGAAGGGCGGTCAATCCCTCGGCCGCAATGTCACCGCCGCGCAGGTAGGCCGCGACCGGGACCGCGCCGTTGTACTGCGCGAACAGGACGGAACCAGGCTTGACGTTCGAGTTATCGAAGCCCTGGAAATACACCTCCGCGCAGTTGTATTCGTGCGAGGCCAGCCCGAAGAAGTCACCGACCGACGTAGCGTTGGGGAACGGAGCCACCGTCCCGATTGGAACGCGAGTGCTCTGCGTGCAGACGAGGCCGATGGTGTCGACCGCGCTGCCGCCGGTGCCAAGCACGTTCGGTTGGACGCTGACGACCGTGTTGACTGGGATCGTTGACATCTAGGCTCTCCTTAAGGCGGCCAAGCCGCATCACAGCATAATTAGCGCCGATTCGGTGAGTGGCTGGTTATTCGGATAACACGCCCCTGCGTGGTTTACAAAACGAACATTAGATCATGGTGGGTAGGCAGAATCCACGTCGATAAGACCGACAACGGCAGAGTCGGCGAATTGCTGAGATACGGCGACTGTCTGATCGCACTGAAGTAGGCATTCGCAAATCCACCTGGTTTCCCATTGCTGGTTTTCGTTGATAAAGGGGATTTGTTTTGGATCGTCCGCCAGCAATGGCGTCACCCCATAATTTGGGATTTGGTTTGCGAACTGCCTGGTTGCAAATTCATCGCGAAAAAGTGTGCTCACGGTCTGTGCTAGATCGGCGGAATCTCCAACATCGGCGCTGTGAAAATCTAGCTGCACGGAAATTTCTGTGTTCTGAGTCAGCGACTTCGCGCCGCAGGAAAGCGTCTCGGATGAAACGGTCTGCGTCGGTGCCACGGTATAAGTTCCTATGCCACCCGGCGGCGTGCCGCTGATCTGCGCCGAAATAACCGTATTGGCCGCCACGCCGACGCCGAACACCTTCGCCCCGGCCGAGATTATGCCACGGGTGACGGAGGTCACCGTCATCACGGTCCCGGCGATAGAGCCGGTAAACTTGACGTCTGCGACCGTGTCGAAGTTCGTCGCCAGCCTAATGCGGCGCAGGGTTGTGAGGACGATAAAATCTGTCCCAACTGGCTCAGGACTTCGGTTGTCCTGGCCCTCAATAATTTCAATGCCAGCCGGAATCACATCGAGCAGGAAAGATCGCAATGCCGTTTGGACACCGGATTGATCAGGAGTTGGAGCAAAGCTCATAGGTCAGTGTCCAGCATCCGAAGAGTTGTGATGTCCATGTCCCACAGTGGCGACCGTCACATCGACAGTGTTAGAGAGAACCGAGGTCAACCCGGCTAAAGTGTCGTCGGCGCTGAAGGCATACCCACCAGACTGCAACGGGTTCATTGTGTATGACCAGGCCCCGGTGCCGTTCACCGTCACGGTGCCAACTTCTGATGTTAGATTGAACACGGTTACTAGGCTGTTTGCAGCAGCAGTACCTATCAAGGTTACGGCGCTTCCACTAACGGTGTCTGAACTTATCACGGGCGCATGGGGTGCCTGCACGACCGGCGGAGGAGGTGGGGGCGGGGGCGGCGGCGGAGGAGGTCCTGCTGCATTCCAATCGTAACTCAGACTGTTGACCGTGGCTGATCCACTACCTGATCCAATTTCAAACCCGAATTGATAGTAACTGATGTAGCTGCTGGCACTGAGCACGCCATGCGAAATTAACGACGCCAAGATGTTGCTCAGTGGCACTGTCTCGGTGCCGGAGATCATGTCCAGCGGAGTAGTGCCGCCTGCCGCAGTCACCGGCATGATGATCGTGTACGGCGGGTTGGTGGTGTCTATCGCTCCGGGAACCGTCGCTATGTAGGCGTTGAAACCATCGACCGAGAAATTGAAATGGTTCGCCAGAGATAGAACGTAAGCCTCCATGATGGCCGGCGTGTGAGCCAGAAAACCAATTTCGTTCATCAATGACGAACTACCACTTGGATTTGGAACCGAGGTCGCGAACGTCTCGATCAAGCAGTCGTAGCTGTTCGTGGCGGCGGCCACCGAGACGTTGTACGTCACCGACAGGTTGCTGATGGAACCGGCTTGCAGTGACGCAACGGTATTTACCGGGCTGAAATAGGGATCGTTGCCGTAGGTAACATTAGGATAGGCGTAGACGTAATTGCTGTTCGGTTGGCTCGGAAACGACCAAGTAAAGACTGTGCCGTTCGGTAATGTCGAGGGTGTACTTAAAATAGTCTCGTCGTAATTGCTACTTGTCAAACCAAATTCTGTGGCTGCTTCGTTGGTGGCCGTGACGGCGGACGGTGCCGACATTACGATTGAATTGGCACCTACCGAAACGACTGTTGGCCAAGTGCCGCCACCTGCAATGTTGTCTGGCCAAGTGTAAACGGACATGCCCGGCTCGATACCGGCGGTCGATGAAAAACCCGTAACAGTTGTTGATCCTGCCGTGTAATTGGCCCCTGAAAAACTCGCCGTAACCGGGTTCCAAACATCCAGTTCAGCCGAGTATGGCCCGGTGGCCGGATCGTAGGTGCCGTATTGCCCGGCGGTGACGCTAGTGATGGTGGTCATGTCAGTTCCATCCTGCCGCTGCGCCGCCTATAAGGTGTCTTCGGGTGAGGGTCATGGGCAAGTCGTAATCACACCGAGCCGACAATCGACTTAATCAGCGACTTATTGAGGGTCGTCGGAATCGTATAGGCACCGGGCGAGACTGATACGACTTGCGTAGTATTATCACTGAATGTGTATGTAAGATGTCCCACGCCCGCCGGGATCGTCAGGCTGATCGCGTCCGCCGATTGTGCCACGGTTCCAGAGACGGTCGGAATGTAAGAGATCGGCGAGGCACTAGCGACAACCTGCGCGCCCCATATATATAAGCCGTCGATGCCGTTGCCGGTGTAGACCGTGTCCTCCGCAGCCGTGCCAGAGCCTGCGTCAATGAAGTACCCGCAATTTGGCGCAGTCGATGCCCACGTGAAGGTGACGCTGACGCGATACCACGAGCTTGGTAGCGCCTGGATCGTGGCAGTCACACTCGTTGGTGGAGAAGCCCCATCTGTCGCCGGACCATAACCAATCTGTCCGCCGGATAGGTCAAAGCCAGCGATGAACCCGCTGCCTGCACCGTTGTCACAATCAAGCGCGATGCGGGTTCGTTGATACGCCTTAGCAAAGATAGAATCGGTGTAGATATTTCCGGTTGACACGCCGCTGATCGTTTCGAGGGGCCCAGAGTTATCCATGGCCCCGTTGTTTTCGACCGATTGCTGCCCTGTCGTGGTGCCGTCAGGCGCTGTCGTTGCGGCGGCTACGATGGTGGTCGGCCCATTTCCTAGATACCAGTACGAGCCGTTATTGAACGTCTGACTTGCGATCACAAGATTGGTCGCGGCTGGCTCAACCAACAAATATGGTCCGGCCAACGTCGATGGATTATAGGAAAAGCGTGCGGTATTGATCGCGGCGCTGGCGACAATGCCGCTTGAATTATAATAGTTCGCGGTCGTGCTACGGGTATCACTCCAGCCCCCCGGCAGCGTGCCGGTCGATGCTTGGAAGTTTAGCCCGGCTTGTGCGACAAGCGGGAGCCACCCGCCAGATGCGTTGCCACACAGCAGCGCGACGAATAAAAATCTAGTAAGAAATTTTATCATGTCTATTCGTCATTGTTGCACGTAAGTTAAGACGCCCTCAAAGGAGCCTGTCGCTCCAATCGTTGTCACAGCGCATATGCCGTTGGAGGCTGGCGCAGAGAATACCGTGCTGCTGCCGTTACCTGCGGAATAAGCAGTTGGGGCGGCCGCCACAACGCTCCCCGTTCCATAGCCCCCTGTAAGGGCATGTGTCCCTGTGCAGTTGGTGCTAGTGCCGTACTCAAAACTTAGAATGTTGGCTGTCGTAATGACGTTGCTTGCCGAGAAGCTAAATCCACAAACATAGACGGCGGTAGAACCTGAGACTGGCACTAAGCTGGTCGTGGTCGCGGTTGTAATAGCAATCGCCACACTCGACTTCTGCGCGTAGCTGCACGGGTCTTGATCGCTGGCGAACGTGACCGGGACGGAGTTAGCCTTCGTCGCCTGCCCGAGCGCGACGATGCCGGGACTATCGGGACGAAGATCGACAACCTGCGCTGTATTGCCTGCTGTAGTTGGAGCCGTAGACACTGCGACTTGACCCGTGGCCGGCGGTTGCGTCGTGACCACATTTGTTGAGGGCGATCCAGCGGTCCCTGGTGCCGAGCCGGCAATCGTAGCCGTGTCGGTTGCAACAGTAACGCGCGGAACCGTCGATCCTTGTGCGCCTGTCCCGACAGCAACAGCGGCATTTCCAACCATCAGATTAGCGTAGAGTCCATTCGTCGCGCTGAGAACTGAGCCGCCTTGCGTCGGCACCACACCATTGCCATTGGCAAGCGAAGGCGTAGCATTGAGCGTAGCTGCGGCCTGCACTGCGAACGTCCCGGTGCCTACTACGGTGGCGTTAAGGTTCGCCGCAGTGCCTTGCGTAACCGCAAAACTGGTATTGCCGATGCTGCCGCCAGCCTGGAAAGGCGATCCGAGCGTGGTGTTGATGGTCTTTAGCCTGTCCCCAATTGTGTACGTGGTCGGACTCGCCGTCACGGCCCCCAACTCTGTCGCCGTAGTGCCTGTGTTAGTTGCTGTCGTGGCGAGATTGCCGCCACTCTCCAAGGCCAGCAGCGACGTGTTGAGGTTTGTGCCTGCGTTTGCGGTGACAGACCCAGCAGCCACGTTAACCTTTAGGAAACCATTGGCGTCACTTTGCAAGGCCGCCGATTGCGTATTGGAGACGGTGATCGGGGTTGAGTTATAGATCGCACCGCCAATCAAAGCGTCTGCTGGCGCTGCCCCCGCGCCGACCGCGCCACGCATAGTCAGCAGGTCAACCATCGAACCCGCAGCAAGCGAACCACTTGCGAACGCGCCAGAGAGCACCGAACCGCTGACATAAGCCCCGGCAGATACCGCGCCAGCCGCGATAGAACCGCTCGCCAACGCGCCGCTTGCTATGGCTCCGGACGCTATACCAGCACTCGCAATCGAAACAGGCTGAGTTGTCTGATAGAATGTGCCGCTGACTGGAACTGCCGTTCCGCCGCTGATGCCCTGCATAGTCAGGACGGCAGTTCCTGGCGTTCCCGCAGTTCCACCACCGGCAACGATCCAAGGCGACGTGCCTTGATTAACCGTTCCAATTACCTTGGACGTCTCAGCGTTGAGCGTGGCCTGCACCGCAAAGCTATCCGCGCCGGGCGCAACGATCACCGCATTGCGCGCCGTGAAGGCCAAAGCCGCCTGTTGCGTCGTGGTGAGTGTCGGCTGTGTCGAAGTGTAAGTGCCACCGGCGAGCAGCCCTTTTGTAGCCGTTGCCGTATTTGGTGCGACTGGAGTTTCCGCCGCGACCAAATCAACCATCGCGCCCGACGCGATAGAGCCGGAAGCGTAGGCGCCTGATGCGACCGCACCACTTGCAACTGCGCCGGATGCTATTGAACCGGAGGCAAACGTCCCGGTTGGAAATGCACCGGACTTGCTTTGAACAAATACCGGCGCTCCGGTCAGGCCGAGTTCGTTGCCACTACTGTCGCGCAAGTTCACAAACCCAGCACGTTGAGCAGTGAATTGCCATGCACCGGCCTGCCCATTTGTTAGCGCATTGCTTGTTGCTGTGGTCTGATAAAATCCGCCGGTGGCCGCATAAGGCGTTGTACCCCAAGTGAACGCAGCTTCGTCCACCGCGCTGACGCCAGAGCCCGAGCAGTTCGAGCAATTGATGTAGCCAATGCCCGCCAAGACTTTCCAGTTGTCAACATTCCCCGTCGCAGTGCCATCAATCGTGCCACCGATAATGACCGGGGGATTGGCCGCAGCCGAACCCGCAGCAGTCGGGCCATAGGCAACACCACCCCCCGCGCCGCCAGCGGCAACATTGACTTTCAAGTAGCCGTTTGCGTCACCTTGAAGGGATGATTGCTGCGTAGTGGTCAGCGTTAGAGGTGACGAGTTGTAGACCAATCCCCCCAATATCGAGTTTGCTGCGGCAGTTCCGGCCGCTACAGTTCCACGCATGGTCAGAAGATCGACCTGAGCGCCAGCGGCAATGCCACCAGATGCGATGCCGCCTGACACGATGTTGACCTGAGACTTGAGATTGGCGGCGGTGGATTGGTTAGCGGTGACTGATCCGCCGCTGTTCTGCATCGGGGCATTAAGCGTCGTGTTGATCGTACCCAATGCTGTGATCGCAGTTGCTTGGTTTGCAGCAGTGCCTAGCAACGAGGTATTCAAATTCGTTCCGGCGTTAGCCGTCACTGAACCACCGCTCGCCTGCATTGGCGTGCCGATGGTCGTGTTAATTGTCTTTAGGCGATCACCGATTGTGTATTGCGTTGGACTAGCAGTAACCGCACCGATCTGCGTCACCAGCGACGCGATATTGCCACCGGACTCTAAAGCCAGCAGTGAGGTGTTAAGATTCGTTCCAGCATTGGCGGTCACGCTGCCGCCGGTCGCCTGCATCGGTGTCCCGAGCGTCGTGTTGATAGTGCCGAGCGCGGTATTTCCGGTTGTCTGCAACGCTGCGGTCGCCGCACCAGTTGGCAGGCTGATCGTGCCGCTGACGTTGTTGATGTTGTTCGTCGCGCCCGTAAGCTGTACGGAGAAAGTTCCGGTGCCGACGACAGTAGCGTTCAGATTTGCTGCCGTCGCTTGTGCAGCCTGAACAGCGAAGGTTCCGGCATTACTTACCGGCTGCGTCGCCTGATAGAACGTGCCGCTTACAGGGAACGTCGCACCAGTGGCCGGAAATACCCACAGCGGATTAGTTAGACTCGGAGCCGCGCCGACGATCTGAGTGAGATTGACGGATTGATTTGCCGCGAGTGCGCCGCCAGCCTGGAAGGGGGAACCGAGTGTTGTGTTGATTGTCCCAAGGGCCGTGTTGCCTGTCGTTTGTAGTGCAGAGGTCGCGGCACCTGTCGGAAGCACGCTCGCCTTGACGCTAACCCATTCGCCATTCGTCACGTCGCCTAGAAGTGGCTGAAAGTTCGACGAGGCGTCCTTAAATCCGCCAGGTGTTCCGTTGGAACCGATGGAGCCAGCAAACGGGACAGAAATTCCCGAGCCTGAACAATTTGAGCAGTTGATGTAGCCGATACCTGCTAAAACTTTCCAATTATCGACGTTGCCTGTTGCTGTGCCGTCGACCGTGCCGCCCATAAGAACGGGGGGATTGGCTGCTGCGGAGCCCGCCGCGGTTGGACCATAGATAGCACCACCACCGCCAGAACCGCCCCCGCCACCACCCCCGGTGCCAGTGGCCAAGCCCGACCCGCCGGTCATATTGACCGTCGTGGTACTCGTCGAAGTCGCGCAGGTCAGTTGCGTAGCCACACCAACTGTAAAGGCAAACCAGCCACCATTCGGTGCAATGTATTGCGAAGCCGTAGTAGCCGCAGCGCCGAGCGCACAATAAGCGCCGTTGGTTGCGCCAACATTGGTTGCGACAACGACGGCACCAGCAGGCAGCGTGCCGGTCGCGCCGCCAGTCGTGGCCGAGATCGGCGTGCCAGTTGAGGCAGCGGTAAAGCCGGCGCTGTTTACCGTGTTAACATAAAACGGATTTGTTGATGTGCCGAACGCAACGCCGTTTCCGTCGGCCGGCGTCATCAGCGGACAAATCACACCCAAGCAATTGAACGCCTTGATGGTCTGTAACGCGTTGTTGCCGTCGCGAATGACGTAATCCGCCGACGCCGGCATCAGCGATGTCAGCAGCAGGGCCGCGGCGGCCGCCAGAGTTCGCTTGGCCTTGAACATCTTGAATATGCCTTCCATTTCAAGCGCCGTCTTGCAAAGGGATATGGCCGAATTTCCTGCCCTTCCAGAACGCGGACAGTTTTGCTCGAGCTGCTAGAGATAACGACTTCCCAGTCCTGTTGGCGGCGATGCGCTTTCTTACTTCAATGGAGCGAACCTTGCCGCTATTGGCGGCGGATATTTTAGCTCTTGTTTCAGCCGAAACCAGACGACCAATCATTGCCTCTGCGCGCTTTCTACACGTCTCTGGTGATTGTTTTTTGCCTCGCTTCGCCAAGGAGTTTTTGAGTTTTGACTCCGCAGTATGCCGAAACCCAAGTTGACTTCCGGCAACTGGAGAAGCGTTATATTCTGGCTTTAATGAATCAATCGCCAACTGCTCAAACATGAGCAGGTCGCTAGGCCGACAGATAAGCAATTTGGAGAAAACCAGACTTTCAATCCCGTATTTCACGCAGGCGCGCTGGAGAGGCTGATTGTGGTGGTTTCCTTTTCTCAATTCATGTCGGTGTTGACGCCAGCGATTACGGAAATCAACGGCGCTCCCGACGTATCTCGATCCAGACGGTGCAGTTATAGTATAAATTCCTGATTTCACTTTACGATCCATCTTGCAATGCACAAATTACCTTAGTCCATCCCGCCGTCATAGACCACGGTTCAGGCACGAGCGTAACTAGCCAAGTCCAGCCATTTGGTGTGACCACCAAGTCACCGCCCTTGAGCAGTACCCGCACCACACCGTTGATGTCGCCGGTAACGTACATCGCGCGATAGGTCCCTTGAAGATTCAACCCCTCCATCTGCCGCAAATCGCGCGTCGTCATCGCCTGTATCTGCGCCAGCACCGTGAGCGATGTCGTCATCGCCTCCGAGGCCACGGTCTGCGGCTGATTGACCGAATAAGTCCCGATTCCGCCCGGTGTCCCGCCAATCTGGTCCGTAATCGTCGTTCCCGGCAGTAAGGAAGGCCCCGCATCCGCCAGCAGTTGCCCCGCAGCGAGGTAGCCGGATGCGACCGCCGTCACCGTCAGGGTCGTGCCGGAAACCGAACCAGTGAGGCTCCCAGGGGTTTCGTAGGCCGGCGTCCTGGAGCCATCCGGATTGGTGACGGTTCCCACGCTGATCCGGACCGTGACCGGAATACTCTGGTTAACCGCGCCTATCACTGGCGAAACGATGGCGTGAAGGTTAAGCCCCATAGAGAATCCATTCTGTGCTTTTTTCCAGAACGGCCTTCCGAGTTCTTTCGCAAGCGTATTTTATCTCTCTAGTCGCCGCACTTTTTTGTTTCGATTCTGGTGACAAATTTCTAAAAGTGGTCGTTCTGCTTCGGTACGCACGCTCTTCTTCGGACATCGGAGGTCGCTTTTTAGCAGCTTCGCGAAGGACTGCACTCATCTTGGCGCGTCCTTCAGGTGTCCTTTTCCAAGCCTGTGCTCGTCCTATTGCATCTCTTGTTTCTCTTGATCTTTTTAATCCAGTAATCCTTGCCGCAATCTTAGCTTTGCGTTCTGGTGATGCTGGCGTTCCAGCACCAGTTTTTGTGCATTTAGTCCAAAGATTGTAAAGAGTGTCTATGTCGTGAGCATCCACGGCCGCTTGTTCGTAAAGTGCCAAAATTTCTGCATTTCTTTCGCAAACGATGAGAATTTCGAATGCGAGCGATTTAATACCATATTTGACAAAATCGGATTGCATCTCTCCATTCCAATGATCACCGCGCCTCAATAGATGGAGATGGGAGGCCCATCTTTTTGAGATGTTGACGCCCTGCCCTATATAAAACTTAGGCGGTAGATCGCTTCGATTTATCGCAATGCGATAGATACCGGCCCCCTTAGCTAGGGGGCCGTATCGTTCAAGAAAGAAAGCTTTTGTATCGCTCACTTCCACTGGGGATGGCAGGTTCACGTTCTCAGCCTCCGGCATCGACCTCTTTATGCGGCCAAGTTGTACGAGAACGAGAACTCGTAGTCATTTATGCCGGCGGTGCCGGGCGCCGTCGTCGGCGCAATGGTGCGAGCAACGGCGTCGACCGTGGCGCTCGTTGCCGTATCGTCGGTGACGGCGCGCGCCCAAGCGATGCTGGAAGCTGTCGAACTTCCGGTAAACGTCGTGATGATCTTGCTCGCTTTGACGATGGCAAAGTTTGAAACCGTGCCCTGCCCGGTCGAGATGCCAAAATCATTCGATGGCCCGAGGCCAACCGTGTTGCCTGTACCAGAACCGTTCGCCGCGTAGGCCGAGACGGTTGCCGACGTCAAAGTGGCGTAGGCGTGCGCGCTCTTGAGGGTGGCACTGGTATTCGCAATAAGGCTGACGTTCTCGGTAACAGCGTTACCGTCCTGGTCGATGCCAACCAGCGCGAGATTGCCCGCAGTGATCGCGGTCGTGGTCGTGGTGCCGACGACAACCCTGATCTGAAGCTTACGAGCCTGCGGGGGCTGAGCCGCGATCGTCAGCGCAACATTGCTCGGCGTGACGGCATTGACGACGGTCGTGAGGTCGGCCGGCAGCGGAGCCAAGATAACTGCCTTCGCAACCACGGTCTGCCCGGCACCGGCAATGGCCTCGACCGCTGCTGTGAACCCGGCACCGCTGACCGCACCAGTCAAAACGCTGGCACCACTGGCGTTTAAGGTTGTGGCCGCCACCGGCGCTGGGGCTGCCACCATGATAGCCGCAATCGCCGCCGCGTTTAGAACGCGATCGCCGACGGCGGTGTCGAGAAGGTTGAAGTTCGGGTTCGCGCTCATGTTTTATCTCCGATGAGTGTTTCAGGCTTTGATCTCGTAGCTCACACTTTGTAGCATGATTTCCGGTGTCGCACAAGGGGTTTGGCGCCAAAGGTCGCCGGGTTACGACGCATTGTACTTCGTGCCGGGCGCGACACCGCCGCGCATTCGCAGCGTGGATGGCTTCAGCGCCGGCGAGTTGTATCAACGATAGCTCTGGCGAGTTGTCCGGCCACCGCTCGCCGGTCTGCTGCAGCGTGCGGAGCGCGTCGTAGTCGTTGTCTTTCAAGAGATCGCGAATTGCTTTGGGCCATTCGCCTTTTTCTTGGCCCTGATCATGTTGCGAAAAAACGGCCGCGGCGGAATAGGAGCCGGCCCTCCGAACATTCGCTTACCGTTCGGCGCGCCATACTCTTGAATCGCAGAGACGCCACCATCGCGACAGGCGTCCCGTCCGGATAGGTCGATTCGGCTAGGAACCCGACCTTTACGGCAGACGCGTTGGTGATCTGCCGGGCGATGCCCTGCAATTTTTCTCTGAAACGATCCCCCCCGGTGACGGTCACCATGTCACCACCTCCGGCCAATATAACCAGCGAACCCGCCAACCATCGTCGGCTGCGGCGCATACAACATTGTCCTAAACTGAGCGGTTGCTTGCCAAAATTCAGCACCGAAGCTCGTCTGCACCCAAAAGGCTTCCGACGGCGACCCGCTACCTTTCCATTCTATCCCAACGTTCACTGATCCCTCAGCGGCGCTAGTGATAGAACCGACTAATGGAGATGCCGGCTGTCCAGTCGATGCTGGATTGCCGTTGAGATCGCGTGGCGCGTTGAGTTGTGCGATGTGCGCGGTGGCGAGGTAAAGGCATTGCTGCAATATCCCGGCACCGAAAGCTGGATTGCAGGTATCGTTGGCAAAAAGATTAGACGCCCGATTGAAATAGCTTTGGGCCAGCAGCTGAGAAACGGCTGTGAAGACCGGGAACTCTGCGACCCAGTCGGCGTAGACAAATGGAACGGCTGGCCCGCTCATGTGGTCTCACGCATCCTTCTCCTGCTCGATAACCTTGCCGGCGATGAGTGAGCTGTCCTTATTCTGCTCAATCCATGCCTGCCAGAAGTCATCATCGATCTCGTTGCGTCCAGACTTTAGTTCCACAGCAACGCCCGTTGCCCTCGCCTCTTGGATGCCGAGAGGCCCGGTGACCATCTCGTGCAGGCGCAGGACGACACCGTTACCGTGATTACAGCGGACGCCGATCATGGAATCCTTACCCGACTGGGCGCGCTTCGGTAACCGCTCCGGTGATGTTCGGGGTGCCGCGCGGCATTCTGGCATCGGCCGGACGTTCCTTGCCGTCCTTGTCTTTAACGGTCGCCGGATTAACCCCTTCAAGCCCACTACGAACCGAGGCATGTTCCTTGGCCCAATCGGCGGCCATCTCATGCTTCTCGTACGCCTTGATCTGGTTTTTCTTCACGAGATCGCTGTTCTTGTTCTGCTCCAGCCAGATCTCCCAGATTTCGGCGTCGACATTCGGTGTCAGCGCGAAACCGTCGACAATCAAAACCTTCGGCTGTTCGCCGAATGGAAAAGCGGGACCATGAATCAGCACCTGATCCCCTGTCGGCCTGGCAACCTTCTGGGTCTTGACGCCGCCGCCGAAGACCGGGACATCTTCCATCTGCCATTCAAAGGCCCGCATGATGATCCCATTCGGCACCTTGCACGCGACGGTTACCTTCTGTCCGGCTCGACCAACCTTGGTCGTCTCGACATGAGGCTTCTCTGCTTCTGCGGCTACTAATACCTTGGCTGGCCGACCCATAAACAAACTCCTTCGGTTACGTTTTCGATATCGACGGTATCAGACGCCGATCATCGAGGAGACCGTGATCGTGGTGCGATAAACCGCACCCCAAGCACCAGCGGTAAATTTCTGCTTGTAGGATGAAAGCGCCCGCACCATCGGATGGGCGCGCATCTTTTCATTGAAGGCGCAGAAACCGGTCTTCTGGCCTTCGACCTGTTCCGCGATGAGCTGCACGAAGTTGCCGCCGACGACACCCTGCGGGTTCGTTGCGGTCTGCGCGCCGTACTGTACTGCGGCCTCGATTTCGAGGTTCGGGAAGTTGTCCTTGAGCAGCAGCTTCAGGTTGACACCGAAGCTGTTGGCCGCGGTCAACGCCATCTGAATCGGCGGTGAGAGGCAAAGCTTCATCTTGGCATCCATCTCGACCAAACCGGCGCTCTGCGTGACGACCTGCGTCACCAACGACTGGATGTCGGTGTAGATCTCATTCGCGGTCGCCGTAATGACGCCGTTGGTGATCCACTGGTTGTTGCCGTACGCCTTGGGCGACGGCGTCAGTGATGCCGAAAGATGCGGATCGTTGAGAATGCCGTAGTTCTGCAAGCCGGCAAGACCGAAGAAGTAGATCGTGTTCTGCGCCTTGTTGAGAGCCAAGGCGACGGCAGCATCGATCTCGGCCACCCAGTTCAGTTTAGCGGCACCGGCGGTGTCGATCTCGAGGTCACCGACCTCCTTCGTGGTCTGAAAGAGATACGATTGCCTCTGCGGCCAGTTGGCGTTTGCGCCGGTGTGGCCGCCCTCGTTGTAATCACCGTAGGACGTCACTTCGCCGGTCTGCTCGACGATCGGGAACATCGTCGTCTTCATCGTCCAGTCGCCGCGCTTCTGCTCGCCGAGGATGTCGGCGGCCTTGTTCTTGGCGAACAGGACTTTGTAGACCTGCGGGTCGATCATGTTGAGCAGGAACCAAGGAACACCGGCATTCGGATCGGTGCTGAGACCGGGCTGGGCGTCCATCGCGAGCCCAGCGTTGCGCCGAAACTCCGCTGGCAGATACGAGGTCACGGTCGGGAGAATCATTCCGGCGGCTTCGAATCCGGCCTTGTCATCCCGCCAGGCGGTGACCGCTTCCTGATAGTTCATGGTCTAGCTCCTATTTGGTCGGTATCTGTGCCGAGCGAGATGCGCTTTTGGTCCTTCGCCTCAGATCAAGGCGTCGGCTGGTTAGAGATCTTGACGAGTTCGCCGGCAAGCCCCGACGACCGCGCGTAGAATGACGTCTCCACGACGGAACTGCCGACGATGGTCGCGCTGGAAACGTTGGTGTTCGGGTTGACCACCATCGTGCCGCTCGTTCCGCCGCCGGTGATCGTGTCGGTGATCACCGTTCCGGGGACGACGCCGGTGCCGGTCAAAACCATGCCGACGGCAAACGGGCCGCCGGTGACGGTTCCGAACGTGATGACGCCGTAGAGGCCGCCGATCGTGGTGCCGGCCGCCACCGATTGCTCGCCGACGGAAAGCGTGTACGTGCCTGCACCGTTGGGCGTGCCGGTCAACTGATTGACCACCGTGCCGACGGCGTTGGAGGTCAGGATCGCGCCTTTGTAGACCGAGCCGGCGCCGACCGACGTGACGGTGAGGATGTCGCCGGAAACGCTGCCGACCAGCGTCAGCGTTGTGGACACGACGGCCGAAGTGGCGCCGGAGGCCCCGCCCGCGATGGTGCCTGCTGCCGCGAAGGACACCTTGCCAGTGGACGTGTTGGCAAACGCCTTCATGCCGAACTGGGCTTCCGTTGCACCGTCGTTCGTCGCCCAGACACCACCGGCGCTGGTCAGCGTGCATTCGTATCCGGCCTGGATCAACAGGCTGGCGTCGGCGAGGTAGGTCACGATCAGGGCCTGGTTCTCGCGGTGGACGAACCCCGCCGGCACGCCGGAACCGAAGTTGTTGGCCCTCGCCGGGGCGCCGTCGGCGTCCAGGATTGTCGCATCGAGCCAAGCGAAGCGACCAACGTAGAGGCCGCTCAGTCCGGCGACCAGCCCGAACGGGCCGGCGTCCACGGAGTACCGCGGATTGCTGTCGCACCAATCGCCAGCCACTGCCGGAGTCTGAAGGGTGTTGACCGAAGTCTGGATGCCACCGCTGCCGCTCATGTTCTTGATCTCCTCAGATGCGGCCGACTCAATCCGGCCTTAGCGAGTTGAAGGTTGACTTAGATAGAATTGATGCGAGCCGCTTCCGGATGACGCTCAGCGAAGCCGCCGGCCGCGGCGTCCAAAGCCAGTTCGTTACGTTGCGCGGGACGAGCACCTGGCTTCGGCGCCAAGTTCAAGATGACGGGGAGGGCACCGGCGTCGGAGACCTTCTTGTGGTCGATGCCGAGAACATCCAGTGCAGCGCGGAAGACCTGCTCGGCGCTGTCAAAGCTCATCGAGTTGGCGAGTTCACCAACCCACGGCTTGACCGTACGTTCGGCATCACGGACCGCTTTCTGCCTTTCGATGACGCGCTGTTCGACAGCCTTTCCGTGGGCCTGGAGAGCGGCGTCCATCGCGCCTTTGGAAACCATGTCCTTCATTTCGGCGTCCTTCGCTGCCTTGTCCGCCGCGGCCTTTTTATCGGCCTCAGCCTTGATTGCTTCGTCCTTCGCCGCATTTTCCTTGGCCTCACGAGCCGCCTTCTCTTCCTCGGTCTCGTCGGCATCCAAGGCGTTTTTCGGCATCTTGGCATCGCGCACCATGTCGCAAGCCTTCGCGATATCGGCATCGCCGACACCCTTTTCCTTCAGAAACGCCTTGAACGGTTCGGCGTCGAAGGTTGCATCATCATCGTCTTCGTCACCAACCTTCTGCGGAATGCCGAGATCGCTGTTGCCGGCCGCCGCGGCTTCCATCGCCTTCTGCTGCGGGTCGGATGCTGATTCGTCCTTGACCTCTTCCTTCAGCTCGGGCTCCAAGGCATCGAGCATGTCAGCGACGTGCTTCATGCTGGCGTCCTTCGCCAGTTTGCCCTTGAGGGCGCCGTCGAGCGCCATTGTGATCTTCTTGGCGTTGAAATTCTTGCGGGTGACGTCCTTGAAGATCGGCATGAGATCGATCTTGGCGTCCTTCGCGAGTACCGGCTTGAGGTGGCTCGCGGTGAGCGCGAGCAGAGTTGCGGCGAGACGAGTCGGCTTCGCGGTCATGGAAGTCTCCGTGGTGAGTAGGCTGGCATCGAGCCCCATTGCGAGGAGCGCGCTTTTGGCATCAGGAAACTTTTCGCGGAGTGCTGCACCAAGTCTGGTCACCAGAACGTTTCCGTAATCCAAAATCCAAAGCTATTCCGTTAAATGACTTATTTTCTAATGAACCGCTAGTGTGTAGGGACAGCATCCCCGTCAGGATGCGGCGGCGAGAGCTTCTCTGACAGTTTCTGGTGCATGGGAGATGACGGCGAGCAATGCTCGTGCCGCCTCATCAGGACGGCAGCGTCCCTGCTCCCATTGACGCAGCGTTCCGAGATTGAATCCGAACCTAAGCGCAAATTCCGGCTGGCTCATCTGCAGGCCGGTACGAAGCTTTTTCACATCGAAAAAATTAGATGCAGGCGTCTTACGCATTGAGCATAAATTCTGATAGAGCGCTCTCGACAATGGCCCACTGCAATTCTTCTGCGCTGTCGCCAATCACGACACCCGGCTGGCGCCCGTTTTCCACAATGGAAACATGGTTGAACACGATGTTCGTCATGCGACCAGAATAATCTTCGCCATCGAACTCGCCTGGTTCCATGACAGGATCATAATGATATCCCGGACTCAGCTCGGCCTTTTCTCCGGATTCAATGCGCTTGATGTCTTCGGCGGACCAGATGGTCAATCCGTTGTCGATCCACGGATCGTTCCATTCCGCCGTTGTTCCAACGGCTCCGGCAACGTCCCAAGGCTGATGATCACTGGCGCTAACAGGAATATGCTTGCGAAGTAATTGAACTCCGTTGATTGTAGGAGCTGCTTTCTTCAATTCTTCTGCTGGTCTTAACATTTTGTAGATGCGATCTGGGGTCAAGTTTAATTCTTGCCATCCTGGTATTTCATGACCCAAATACGGACTGACGCATGCCTTGCAGACGTGAGTAACCGAGATATGCAAGCGTCCGTCTCGGTCCTTCTCACGCACCGATTCCTTGTCCAGAGCGAGCGTCAGCGCCGAATCGGTTGCCGTAATCTCGTCCTCGCCGCCGCCAAATTCCTTAGCTCTGATTTCATCGGCACGCTTGGCCAGCGATTCGTCCTTCTCCATGCGGGCGCGACGTGCGGCGGCCAACAAAAGATTGCTGGTATATTTCCATTCACCGTCGACCTTGGCCTTCACGGGATACTTGCGGGTAGCCGGTTCAAGGAAGGCGCTCTCCGGCATCTCGGCACGATCTTTCTCGCCACGATCGGCCTCGGCGCGTTCCTTCTCGTTTAGTTTGCCTGATGCGGCGTCGTCGGCGTGTTCGGGCTCATCCTCTTCCTCAGCGATGAACTTCAGAAAGCCGTCACGAAAACCATTCCAGTCTTCCGGACTCATGTCGTCGGCGGAGCCGATACGATCCGAGAGCGTGGCCTTGACGCCGGGATGCATCGGCTGCGGAAGTTGGTTCAACGGTGCCCAGGTGAATCCGCTATGTTCCGAGTTAAGCTTCGGCTGAAACTTCTTCTCGACCGGATGTGCAAAGGTGTGGAATGCCATTCCTGTCGGTGTCATCCGCTGATCGATAAGCTTCAGGGAGCGGCCATTCATTGAGCCGCCCATTTCCTCTTCGGCCTCACGCTTGGCACCTTGGTCGGGGGTCTCGCCTTCCTCGACCTTGCCGCCGGGGAGCGACCAGTGGCCACCGTAGTTTGGCTCCGTCGAGGATCGCCGCAGCGGTCACGGGCTTAGCGCCGCCCTTCCGCTTCCGCTCGCCGGCGACCGTATGGGTTGTCGAGGCCATCGCCGTCGCCCTGCGGATCATCGCACGCTTGCGGTCTTCCTTGTTCGCGTACCGCTTCATTCCAAGCTCGACGCGCATCAGGCCGTGCCCTCTGGCATAATCGCGTGCAACACGAACGCCGCGGCGCGCAGCCTTAGCTTGATCTCGTCGATCCGATCGGCCGATACTTCCCCGTCCTTGATCCGCTCCAGTTCTTCATCGCTGGTTCCAACTCGTGAAGCGACCGCCCATATCGACGCGCCGCCTTCGAGGTCGAGCTGGCAATTCATCGGGACGCCATCCAGATCGATGTGGCGTATTTTCCTTCTGGAATATCCGGCAGGTCCACGGTTTGACCTTTGAGGGCGTGCGTGCAGTCGCCGCAATATATGATCTTTCCGTCCGTGATGACGTAGTGGCAGACGCCGCTGTGATCGTGGCCCGGCTCCGGCTTGTAGTTCGGATCGGCAAACGTTCCCCATCGACGGTTGATGCTCGGTGTAAACGTAGGTCTTTCAAGATTACCGTTGAATCCCCACTTCGCGCCGCTTATAATCCTGTTCGTTCGGTTGCTCGGTGTCGATCTCGTGGCCAGACTTGCACCCCGGACACCAATGGCCGTAGCCGCCGCGTGGCCAATAATGCGTGTCGAGTTTGACGAGCTTCATGTAAAGCCCTTAATCACTGCCGCGCTCACGCACCTGCACCCCGGGAGCTGACCTGGAAGTATCCACTCACCACGAAATCCGCCGCCGCGGACGCGATAAGCCTCAGGATCGTACCATCCGACAGCAGGATTATATTCCTTTCCACTCTCGGCGACGTGGGTGCGGCGAGGCTCTTTGCCACCGTGAGAATGTAGCCATTTGCATTTTGTGATCCCCACCTCGTTTTGCCGCGCCGCAGTCATGCTCGCAGTAGCTAGGTTGTTCTGAGATCGCGCGATAATGGCCGCCCGCCGCCGCGTGACGCCATAATGCTCCTCTAATTCTTTTGCCAGCGAGCCGAGATCGCGGCCGGTCTGGACCGACCGCATTACCGCGCCTTGAACTTGCGTGAGATAGGCTTCGGGGATCGATTTGATGAGTGCCACATTCTGCTCGATCGTGGCCCGCAGAATATCGCGCATCGCCGGGCTCATTTGAAACTCGACACTGATCCCGGCATCCCTCAGTATTTTCTTCAACGCGGCATCGGAACGCCGCCATGCCACCTTGGCAAACCATGCGGCGAGTCCTGGGGCACCATCATTGAATCTTCGGCGCCATTGCCGGGTGAGATCATTGATAGCGGCTTGGAGCTCGGCGGCTGGTACGGCGTCTTGGGCTATAATTGCTGGTGCATTGGCCCGATAGGCAGCCTTCAGGCGGTAAGAAAAAGAACGATGCATTTCTTCGGTAAGGTTTTGCAGTTTGCGACGGTACAACGCAGCAATTCCCGCATTAGGGTGAACAGGCCGCAGCACCTTTTCGTTCTTCTTTAACCGCATCACGGTGACATAGCCTGCCTAGTGAAGCGGCACCACTTTTTTCGTCGTGTCCATATCACGACGCTCATCTTCTGTCGGCGGGGTATCTAGCCATTCTTCAAATTTACCTAATTCTTCCCGAGAATCAAAAAACTCCCATTCCGCGCTCGGGCGTCCGTCAGCATCCATAGTCGAAACAAACTCAGAAACCGGAATGGCGATCGATGAATTATTCGGAATATCCGAACTTTTGTCCAACCTGACCAAGACTATTTCCGGCGTAATCTGGTCGATGATCTCTCCGGTATGAAGATGCTTTTCGCCACAATGTAGAAAGAACTTGCCGACTAAACTCATCGCTGTTCTCCGTGCTTTTGCCTTCGCATCTTCGCGGCGACGGTGTTGGCCGCCGCCGCGAAAACTATATCACATTCAATCAAGCCGGTGCGAGGCATCCATTTCGACTTCATGGATAAACCGCAAGACACCCTCAGAAAAGCCGTCGACGTGCGTCCAGCGGCCATAACCGACGCCGTTTTTCGCGGAGGCGACGTTGATCATGTAAGCCTTTCCACAGACCGGATCAGGCACCGGATCGCTGGACTGCTCATCGGTTAGCACTATCAGCCGATCATGCTGGATCGCGTTCATCTCGCGCACGGCGCGGCCTAGTTCGGTCCTGTCGTGTTGCTGCGAGCGCACGATGGCATCGACGCCAGCCATTCCACGCCGCGGCGGCACTTCGACAACGACATTGGAGAAGGTGAACATCCGAAGATCGTCAGCCGTGATCATCGCGGCGAGTGCGGCCCCGGCATCGATCCGCTTCATGTCCGACTTCGCCGACAACGGCCAGTTCATCGAACCGGAAACGTCGACCAGCACCAAGGTCTTTCCTTGGAACTTCGGCATCTCCGAGATCGCGGCCTTGAGCGCCACGTCGAGTTCAGGCTCGAACATCGGTGCCGCACGCGCCGCGGCGACATACCGGAACGGCAGGATGCGTTCAGCACCGCCCTTCCTGGCGACGATGGCGGCCCTGACGAGGTCCGGATCGACGTTGGCGACTACCATATTGCGGAGGTTCCGGAGCAACGCGAAGTAGCCGAGCTTCTGCTCGAGGATCAACCGCTCGAACACGGCGCGCTTGTCCTTCCCGGCCGACAGTTCGGTCTCCCAGGTTATAGGGGTGGCGAGCTCGCGCTTGGTGACACGGCGCCACAGCGCGGACTGCTCCGCGGTCGTCGGCGTCGGACGGGCCATCCGCAAGGCATCGCGCAGCGTGACCTTGTCGCCCTTCCCGGCGTACTTCGCGAGATGGTATTCGTTGAACCTAGCGAACGCCTTGGCGAGTCCCTTGCGCATCTGCGCCGGGATCATCTTGCGCTTCTGTCCGGTCGGCGTGTTGCGCCAGAAGATCGAGAGTAACTCTGCCGGCTCGTCGGCGCGCTGGATCACGGCATCGATGGTGTTCTGCACCAGCGAGCCATGCCCAACACCAGTCCTGCAGAGGACGTCGAGCAAGAGCAGCGGGACATGCCGCAGGTTGAAGGTGGTCCGGGCCGCAATAGCGATCTCGGCCAGCTTCTCCGGGGCCACCTTCTCGGCGGTGTCGACGATGCGGGCGGCGATCTCCTGGCCGTCCTCATAAAATTCCCGCTCAAAGAGCAAGCAAGACAGCACGGAGCGCCGCAGCATCATCTCGGCGGTGAGCACCGGGACGGCTGGGGCACCTTCGTGGGTGCGGTTCATGTTGCGAGCGGCAGTGTTAGTTCTGGCCATAGCGAAGTCCTCCATTGGTGTTGGGTTGGACCGCTTGGCGTAGTCATAGCGGAAGCGAGCAAAAGGCGAGGACGGCGTGCGTGGCTTTCGCCACAGCTCCATATGCTGATGCAACCGTCTTCTACAGCGTCACTTCCGCAATGACACCAGCGAGATCGAGCAAGAGGCTGGTCCGGTTAGTGGCCCTAAGGCCACATCATTTTCAAGATGAAGTAACCGAAACATGCAGCATCGATCTCGTTAGTGTGCCAGGCAAGCGGCGAGCAAGGCATCTTTCGTTTTTCATGAAGTAGCCCATACTCTTCAGCGCTGGCGTAGTTCTTATGTACCGAAACATCGTGAACGTCCAGAGCATTTCGAGAAATCAACTTGATTATTTCAAGATGGCACCGGGCGTAGGAATCGGACCCACGTTTTCAGAGTTGGAGGCTGCTGTTCTGCCATTGAACTAGCCCGGTATTTGGTACTGCGGGCGAGGATCGAACTCGCTCATTGCGGTTCCACAGACCGCCGCTCTCCCACTGAGCTACCGCAGCGTGAATTGGTCCCGAAGGGAAGAGTTGAACTTCCGATGGCGGCTTATGAGACCGCTGCCTTGGCCGCTTGGCGACTCCGGGAATTGGCGGGGCGGGATGGAATCGAACCACCGACATTCCGCTTCAAAGGCGGACGGTCTACCACTGGCCTAACGCCCCATGTGGACTTTGAACTAAATATATGCTTCAAAGTCTTTTATGGCATACACTTACAAATCAGATCAGTTGGCGTTTCAACGCAAACATTATCGGAAACACGCGACGGACTATAAAGCGAGAGCTAAGAAGCGCCGCGACCAGATACGTAAACTCTTCCGCCAATATAAAGAATCTCTGTCTTGCGAAGAATGCGGCGAAGCACATCCATCATGTTTGGAGTTTCACCATGTTGGTGACAAAGAACTAGGAGTCAGCCTTGCAATAAACGCAGGGTGGAGTTGGGTAAGAATATTGAAAGAGATACAAAAGTGCCGAGTGCTTTGCGCTAACTGCCATAGAAAACTTCACTGGCCGACAAGGGGCATCAAATTGGCGCTCCGTGGGGGTGTCGATCCCCCTTCTCCTGTGTGAAAGACAGGTAGCCTAGCCGGTAGCCGAACGGAGCATGAATTGGAGCGGGCTGCGAGCATTGATCTCGCCTCTCTGCGTTGGAAGCGCAGGGCACATCCGTCTATACCAAACCCGCGAATTGGCGGAGTGAGCAGGATTTGAACCTGCGGTACAGGTTGCCCCGTACGGTTGTTTAGCAAACAACTGCCTTAAACCTCTCGGCCATCACTCCGTAGTTGGCGCTCGCAGGAAGACTCAAACTTCCGACCTACGGTTTAGGAAACCGTCGCTCTATTCGGCTGAGCTATGCGAGCAAAATAAATGGCGCCCTCGGGATGATTCGAACACCCGACATGCTGTTTAGAAAACAGCCGCTCTGTCCACTGAGCTACGAGGGCAATTGGACATGCGGGGGAGAATCGAACTCCCATCCTCTGCTTTGCAGGCAGGTCCGTGGCCATTCCGGCACCGCATGATATTGGCTACCCCTCCAGGAGTCGAACCTGGCTGCGTGGATTCAGAGTCCACTGCGTCAACCGCTCCGCCAAGGGGCAATAAGCGCGGCGCACGGGATCACAAAAAACGCGCCCCGCGCGCCGCGTATTTGGTCCGTGCGGCATGATTTGAACATGCGACCCTCTGGTCCCAAACCAGATGCGCTACCAGACTGCGCTACGCACGGATAAAATGGCGATCCACCGAAGACTTGAACTCCGAACCTCCGCTTTCGTAGAGCGGCGCTCTATCCGGTTGAGCTAGTGGACCGTGTTGGCAGAGCCTACGGGTGCTGACCCCGTTTTTCCGTCGTGAGAGAACGGCGTCCTAGCTGGTAGACGAAGGCTCCATGATGGCTCCGGTCGCAAGATTCGAACTTGCCGCATCCGAGTTAACAGCTCGGCCCATCCACCCAGGACGGTTGACCGGAATAATTGGTGGAGAAACGCAGAATCGAACTGCGAACGTCAGCCGTGCAAAGGGTGACTGTGTCCCAACACTTTCCCCGTGAATTGGTGCCGTCTCTCTGAATCGAACAGAGTCTTTCGCGTCTTCAGCGCGACGTACGCACCAGCTATACCAAGACGGCAATTTGGAACGGGCCAGGAGAATCGGACTCCTGCCTCCACCTTGGCAAGGTGGCACACTGCCATTATGCGAGGCCCGCGTATTGGTGGGTAGGGCGTGAGTTGAACACGCACAGCCGAGGCGGGTGATTTACAGTCACTTGGGCTCGCCGATGCCCAGCCTACCCAGAGATTGGTTGCGGGAGGTGGATTTGAACCACCGACCTCGAGCTTATGAGGCTCGCGAGCTTCCGGGCTGCTCCACCCCGCGTCAAACGTATAGCACAGAAATTGGCGGAGAGGGCGTGGATTTGAACCCGCGAGACGGTTGCCCGTCTTCCGGTTTTCGGGACCGGTGCCTTCAGCCTGACTCGGCCACCTCTCCTTAACTCAATGTTGGCGATCCCGCGGTGACTCGAACACCGGACCTTTCGCTTCGGAGGCGAATGCTCTGATTCCACTGAGCTACGGGATCTCACGTCGTGGAGTATTTCGCCAGCCGACGGACCGTTCCGATCAATCTGTCGTCGGTCAGGATGCCTGGCTTCTTCAAGGTCTTTCCATCCATCGCTTGATAGAGCGCGCACAGCAGGTTGTCGTAGTCCGGCGACGTCGGGTCGATGAACATGACGGAGAGATCGACCGTGGTGTCGATCGGCGTGCTGATCGCGGCGGCGTCGCAGGCCCGCCTAATCTCTTCGCGGTACTGCTGGATCATCCTGACGTGCATCCTGCGATGCGGAGCGCCGTGGACGATCAGGTGAAACGTGGCCGGCACCGTGGTGCCGTCCATCTTGGCGATGACGCGCATGACGCTCTCCTATTGGTATGCCGGGTTTCTGGAATTGAACGAGACCGTCTACGGTAATCAGCCGCTCCGGCTTTATAAGGCCCAGCGCGCTACCCAGTTGAGCTAACGCGGCACAAAATGGTCAGGGCATGGCGTGATTTGAACACGCCGATCTCGCTCCGTCCGAGGGAGGCGCGACTGAGCCAGACTATCCCACATGCCCTGTAATGGCGCGGACTGGGAGGATCGAACTCCCGACAGGATGATCGACAATCATCTGATCTACCACTGATCTAAGCCCGCATTTAATTTGGTGTGCCGAGGGAGAATCGAACTCCCACTGAATGCGCTCTCAACGCACTTCCTCTGCCGTTGGGATACCGGCACAAATTTGGTGAACCACCACGGTAACGATCCGTGTTCTCAGCGGTTAAGAGCCGCGCGCATTACCTTTATGCTTGTGGTCCGAATGGCGAACCCCGGAGGTTACGATCCTCTTACGGCAGGATTAAAAGTCCTGTGCCTATCCATTAGGCTTTACGTTCGGGGTCCGTAAGACCCCGCGTTTATTTCCATCGCTCATCGGCTGATCCTCGCACAATACGATCCGGCCTGTTCGGCGGTCGTGGTGAATCTTCTGACGCTTCAATCGCGTCGGCTTGTGGCCTGCTCGGCAGAGCGAGCTTACATAACGTCGTCTCGCATTGCCGTCTCCTTTTGGTGTGTGCCTTCGGTGAGTTGAACACCGGACCTCAGTCTTATCAGGACCGCGCTCTGCCGCTGAGAACTAAAAGCACGTTGTTGGTGCGTCTCGCAGGTGCTGCCCCTGCTGCCTTCATCATGGCGCGTGTCGAGCGGCCATATTGTACTCTGCTGTTGAGCTAGAGACGCGTACTCCCTCAGTGAATCGAACACTGTCATGTCGGTTTGTAGGACCGATGCCTTCCCATCTGGCGCAGGGAGCGTGAATTTATGCCAGTCACTGCAGGCCGCGAGGCACTACATACTGGCTCTGTCGATGCGCGCCCACGACAGCCACCGGGTTGGCCGGTTTCTCTTGGTACGGGCAGCAGGACTCCAACCTGCATGACCTTTCGGCCAGGGGATTTTAAGTCCCCCATGTCTAGCGTTCCATCATGCCCGCATATTTGGTGTCCGTGCGAGAAATCGAATCTCGAAACACCTCGTTTTGAATGAGGCCGCTTTACCTGTTTTGCGTACACGGACGAGTTGGTGCGGCTGGGGAGAATTGAACTCCCAAGGCTGGCTCGGTCTGAACGAGTCCCGTCTGCCGTTCCGGGTAAACCACAGCCGCGTATCTGGTGCTGCCAGGATGGATCGAACACCCGACCTCGGCTTTACCAAAGCCGCGCTCTGACCAACTGAGCTATGACAGCGAAATTTGGAGCCCCCGCCGGGAATCGAAACCGGCTCACCGCGTTACAAATGCGGTGCATCACCTCAATGCTTCGGGGGCTTATTGGTGCTGGTTCGGTGGATCGAACACCGGGCCTCGCGATTACGAAACGCGCGCTCTGCCGACTGAGCTAAACCAGCCTGAAAATTGAATAATAGCCGGAGCACACACCCCTAGCGGGGGCGATCCTGTTACGGACCGCACGTCTCTCGACGCAGCGGCTCCGGCCAATTCTGGACGTTCACGATTTCAAAAATCCCGACCCCCAGTACATCCGTGGGTCGTCGGGCGGTTGGATTGTGAAGCTCGCAGAATTTTGAGGTTTTAGATGGAGCGAGCCGCTTAATCTTCCCTGCCCGTATCGGCAGGAAAGTGGCCCTGCCGGTTATTCTGGTGACCCTTGCTTGGGCTGTTCTTTTCTTGTCGTTAGCCAGTACCTATTCACGCAGACGCAATCGCTCGCCGGTCGACTAAACGACCGTGAGGCGATGGCGGATATGGCTGGTAAGCGGTTCGTCATGGTGCGACCTCTACTACAGGATAGGGAGCCAGTCCACCACTATTTTAGCGGCCATCGTACGGCCGACCAAACGGACTAGCGGAGTTTTTGTCCAATTGCCGCGCCTTCGGTTTTGATGCGGTACGGGTCTGCGCCTCGATCTCGGCGGCCTTGGCGAGTTCATCCGTTCTCAGCAACGCCCTTTTAAGCTCGGCGATTTGCGTCAGCAAAGCGGTGTTTTCCTCGACCATCTGGCCGTAGGTTTTTGGGGCAATTTGTTCCTCGGACATCGCCCTTGATACCACCAAACCGCGCCGGTTCCAATAGGATTACAATCCCTTTGTTCCAGTGATATTTATTTGATACGCCATATTGACGTATCCTTTTAGGCGTATATATAGAGGGTGAAGGGAACACCCCATGAAATATGCTGCTTTGATCGCTTTCATAACCGCCGCCGTGGTGATGGCCGTGTTCTTCGGCATGACCCCCGGCATGACGTTCGGTTTTAAGCCAATACCCGTCAAAGTGAATCGCTAGAAATACATGCTGCGCCGTCTTGACGTACCATGCTAATTCACTATCTATCGGTTGGAGGGATACTCAAATGAAACCGTCTGATGTCGGCTCTGCTCTTGAACTCTGTGTCAAGCTTGGGCAACCCGCCCATGTCTGGGGACCTCCTGGTGTCGGCAAAACCGCCATTACCGGACAAGTCGCCAAGAAGCTCAAACATGAATTGCTCGTCACCCGGCTCTCCCAGATAGAGAGCGTCGATTTAGTACTCTGCGTTGATACCACTGCTT